CAGTCAACACCAAAACACTTAGGTGGGACTGGTAGAACAGAAAAATTCTACAAAACAATTGAGAGAGAGGGTAAAGAGCCAAAAAGAAAAGAAATATCTGAAAGAAAGTATGTAAGAAAATCTAAAAGGTATAATAAAAAATTAGATAGATCAAAAAACATTACAAACTCGTCTGATTATATGGGTAAGTCACAAACAAGAACTGGTACTTTTGAAGGTGGTGGAAAAATGAAAGAGTATGCTAATGGTGGAACAGAGCCACATAACTCTTTTGACATGAAAAGAACAAGAAGAGGTGCAAGAAGATTTACAGGAGGTTCAACAGAACCATCTAACTCTTTTGAAATGAGAAGATCAAAAAGAGGTGAAAGAAAAGGAGGATTACGTCCTAGTCCTGCTGGTCCTCCTCCAAGATTAAAAGGAAGAGGAATGAGTCCTGCTGGTCCTTCCCCAAGATTAAAAGGAAGAAGAATGGAAAATGGTGGAACTATGGGTAGAGCACCTGGTGACCAAACGAATGAAAAACAAAGAGAAAGAATAAGAAAAAGACTTAGTGGAAAGGCTGATAACCCAGGTAGAGGAGGAGTTAAAAGAATGGATACTGCTAGCTTCAAAAAAATGAAAGAAGCAAGAAGAAGGAGTGCGATTGAGAAAAGATTCCCTGGAGGTTATAAAGGAAAAGAAATGGAAAATGGTGGCTTAAACCCTGAAGAAGGAAAAATGAGAAGAACAGTAGGGGATCTAAAAAAGAAAAGAAGTAGAGAGGGAAAAAGATTTGATAGAAAATTTTCTAGAAAAAGAAAGCAGTATGATAAAGATGTAAGTAAAGGAAGAACTAAAGAAATGCCACATGAGAGAACTTTTAAGTTCAGAGGAAAGGGAGACAGTGTATTTAAAAAAAGAGGTAAATTTACTGTAGAAAATGAAAGAGAAAAAAAACAAAGGCTCGATTCTCGTTTAGCACCAGTAGAGGGAAGACAAGAAGCAAGAGATGATAGAAGAAGAAGAAGATAGTAATGACAAAAGAATTTTCTGAAGACAGCAAATTTAAGATTAGTATTAAAACCCTTGCTTGGATAATAGCAGGGGTGGCTGCTGTAATAGCAGGGTACTATGGTATGCTATCTAATATAAACTCTAAATTTGTAGAGCTAGAAGTTAAAGTCGCAGAGGCCTTAGAAAAACCTAGGCCAGGCACAGGAACCTATACAATAGACATGGGAGACCCTGCTGCTTCTCAAACTTGGCCACCTACAAGAATGGAGTTTAATATGAAAGATGAGATGGCTAGACAGAAGATTGATAACATTATAAAAGACATAGAGGATCTTAATGACGAAATTAAAGAATTAAAAAAATGAAAAACTTAATAATAATTATTTCATTACTAATAGGTTCAGGATTTTGTTTTGGTCAAGAGTTTATAAATCCTGATAATTTTAAAGGCAAGGTGGCTAAAGATATTGTTGTTGTAGAGTTTTATGCTGGGTGGAATGACGCTAATGCTGCTAAATATGAACTAACTGATTGTTCATATTATTTAGTAGACATATCCCAGTATATGGACTTACAAATGAAATTTGATATAACAGCAATACCAACTGTAATTGTTTTTGAGAGTGGAGAGGAAAAAATAAGGTTTTTACCAAATGTAATGTTTAAATTAGATGCAGATAAAAAAACTGTACAAAAAGATATAGATGAATTAATGTTAGCAAAATTTAATTAATATGAACTGGATAAACTCATGGAGAAGTGGCAATAAAAAGAATAAGATTGCTTTACAAATAAGATTTGGATTCTTTACTATATTTGAACTTTACTTTTGTGGAGAAAGCGTATGTAGTAAAGACTGCAAAAGATTTAGATTAATATTGTTAAACTTTGGATTTGAAATATAAAATATGGCAACATTATCAGGACAAACAGTATCAAATAGATTTAGTAGTTTACTTAAAACTGCTAACGATGGAGCAGTAACTTCTACGCTTACAGCAGTTGAAAGTGGAGAGGGTACTGATAGCGATTTATCCATAGCAACCAACAAAGTTAAAGTAGGTACAGCACTTGGTATAAATGTAACGCCATCACTTGGTAAATTACATATAGATGGTGGAACAGGACAAGCTGTTACAATAGATAATGGTAACGCATCTTTTATAGTTGGTAAAGGCAGTCAATATGGTTTTTGTATTGGAGACTGTAACCCTGTAGCAACAGTAGGTGGTGGATCATCTAGTACTGCAGCACAAGCTAATGAAAATTACATAACAAGTAATCCTGGTGCTAACTCAAGTGCAGGAGAAATATTAATTATGAATGGTGCCTCTGCAGGAACAGGAGCTATAGGTATAGGTCAAGATACTGTAACTAATGGTAATATTCATTTTGGTGACGCTGATAAAAAGTTTTATTTTGAAGGAAGAAATACAACCTCATCATTTAATGTATTTGCAAATTCTGAAACATTATTATCTGTTGATGGGTCTAATAAAAGAGTTGGATTAGGAGAGAATGTAACAGACCCTGCATATACAGTTGAGATAAGAGAAACAGGAACTGCAAAAGCAAATACAGATATATTAGCAATCACAAATAAAACAAATGCTGCTGACATGGATGGAACAGAAGGTAGTATACTATTTAATCAATGGTATTACGATGCTTCTACACCAGCAGTTGCAGATGCAGGAAGAATATCTGTAGGAACAGAATCAGATTGGACTTCTAGTGCCTCTACTCAAGGCTCTTATATGGCCCTTGAAACATGCAGAGCAGGTGTTGTCGCTGAAAGAGTAAGAATAACTAAAGATGGGTATGTTGGTATAGGAACTACTTCCCCTACAGAATATTTACATGTTGTTGGTAACATAAAAGCTACTGGATCTATAACTTGTGATGGTGTTGTATCTCCATCTACAAGATATAAACTAGAGGAATACTTTGCTCAAACACCAGGTATAAATGGGGATTTAGCTAGTGCTACTGAAGCAACGAGAGTGCCTCGTAATAGAAACTTTGAAATACAAGGAACAAATAGTACCTCTAACTTATGCACATTTGACACAACAAGAGCAGGAATATTACTTACTACTGATACTGCTAATGACGATGAAATGGTAATCTTACCACACCAAGACACAAATCAGTCTGCTTGGGGTAATGTAACTTTTGGTACAGAAAATAGCACAATATGGGAATGTGCTGTAACAACTCATGCGACAGAAGCTAATGCTAAAAACACTGTAAGGTATGTAGCAGGACTTGGTGGTTCAGCAACTCTTTTAGATGCTGCACAAAACCACTCTCAGTATACAGATCAAGTTCTTTTTTATTATGATTCAGATAATGCAGCTTCAGGAGACATGTTACAATATCAAGGTACTACTAGTACTTGGCACTGTGTGTACAGCAATAATGGAACTGATTATGTAACTAATTTAGGTTTAGCTTTAGATGAAGGAACTACCTATAGATTTAGAATTGAAATAGACTCAAATAGACGAGCTAGCGTGTTTATAAATGACGAGCAATATGGTTTAACTGCTATATCTGGAGTTGGTGACACAGGGGTAAATGTAAATGGGGCAGTTAGTTTAAGTAGTGGTTCTTCTCATGTTATAGCTGTAGATGGGACAGATGCAACAACACAAATAGTTGTAGGGGATGTTATAACAAACGCAACAGGAGTTGCATGGGGAACAGTTACTGCTGTCACCTCTTCTACTAGTATAACTATAACTGCTGCAAGCACAAAATCATTTCCTAATGATGAGGATATTTATATATATGGTAGAGCAGCATCTTCAGCTACAACGAAAGGTTCAGCCTTAAAAGACAATACAGATTTAGTACCACAAATAAGTGTTACAACAAGAACAACAGCAGCAAGAACATTAACAGTTCATTATCAAAAAATAAGTAGAAATTTAATATAGAATAACAATGGCAGACTTAACAGTAACATTAACAGAAGACGTAACAGTAAATGGACATCAGTATGGTGGAACAAAAAGTTTTATTGTATCAGGTATAGTAGATGTATACAAAAGAATACTAACAGTTCCAGCATCAGTAGACACTACTTTAGTTTCTTTTAAATCTACAGTAGGTATAGCAGATGGAGCTATGGATATACAAAATGTAAAATACATAAGAGTAACTAATTTAGATAGTTCTAATGCAGTTAGTTTGTCTTTACAAATAGATAATGATGAAGATGATAGTGCAGCAGATGAGTCTGCAACTATTTCATTAGGGGCAGGAAAAAGTTTTGTTCTTGGCACACCACATGATTCTGTGTGTGTTAATGATACAAATGCAACTATTGATACTACCTTACATGATTTAGAAAGCATCTTGGTGGACAGTAGTACTCACGCTGTTAGAATGGAGGTTCTGGTAGCCAGTGTATAACTATGTTCATAACTTTTAAAAGGGGTTACGAAAGTAGTCCCTTTTTTTTGTATATTTACCATAATTAAATTTAATATAATATGAATACAGAAAAAGTAATAAAAGAGGTTATATCAGAAGTAAAAGACCTCTTATTAGAAAAAAACAGAGCTTATGGAGACTCTGCTATAAACCCATCTAATATTTTCTCAAATGGAGATGCTCTAGATTCACTAGGAGCAAGAATAGATGATAAATTAATGCGTATAAAAAATACTGGAATAACTGATAAAACAGAAGATACTCTTATCGATCTTATAGGTTATCTTGTTTTATATAAGGTTGCTATGATAAAAGAAAAAATAGATGAATTTGAATCTGAAAAAGAAATTTTAGAAATGGGTGGTCACGTTAATATAAATGGAAATAATATAGACTCTGTTGATGGTCTGATTTATCACTATGAAAAAAAAGAAAAAAAATCCAAAAATTAAAGACATAATAAAAGTAATAAACAGCTTAAAAGAAGAAAAAGATATAAAATTCGTTTTTTCCTATATAAAGATTGGAGACACTTTAGATGAGTTTAATTCAGAAACTATAACAAATATAAAAGAAGATTTAGTTTCAAACGCTTTAAAAATGATTATTGACGAAAAAGTTTTTGGTAATCCAGTTAGTGAGCAATTATCAGTAGATGAATTAGAATCTATGTCCAAACTTGATATGTACAATATATTTAATAATAAAGATAAACCAGAAGCATAATGGAACTTATAAGTGGAATAATACGAAAAATAATAATAGGAGATATAAAAGATGGTATAACCTATGTGGTTGGACAACCTATTATGAGAGGGCAGGCTAAAATAACTGCTATCGTTCAAGATGATTTATATTTTTATAAATACAATATGTTAAAATTTAATGTGTTTATAAGAATGGAAGGATCAAAATCTTCAGAGTTATGGAAGTCTTTTTTTAGTATAACTGGAGTAGAATATAATTTAGACTACGAAGAATATTACGAAGTAAATTAAATAAAACATGGCAAAAGTAAAGATACCTAAGAATTATTTTCTTGTTAAGGTAGAAAAACCTTATGAAGATACTATAGAACTTAAAAATGGTAAAAGAATAATATTAAACTACACTTTTGATCCTTTAAAACATGCTAGACAATATGGAACAGTATATCAAGTTCCTGAATGGTTACCTAAAGGATTAGAGTTTGATGTAAAAATAGGTGATAAGGTTTATTTTCATCACATGATAACTGCTAGCACTGGTAATGTAAGTGTAGATAAAAAGTTTGCAAACTCGTCTTCACAAGATCTTATAAGTGACAATAAAGTAAGATGGCTAGATGAAGAAAATTTATATTCTGTTCATTGGGATTTTATATACGCAAGAGTTAGGGACGAGGACATAAAGATGTTACACCACTGGAACTTTGTGGAACAAAAAGTACAAGACGAAGAAGAGATAAAAAGTAAAACAGGAATATTTTTAAAACCAGGGGTAGAGGATATTGAGTTACATGGATACATAAGGCACCTTAGTGATTGGATGAAGGACCAAGGAATGAAAAAAGGTGATGAGGTTGTGTTTTCAGTTAATTCAGAGTATGACATGAAAATAGAGGGAGATGTACTTCTTAGAATGAGGAATCAAGATATATTAGCAAAAGTAGAAGATGGAGAAAGAAAGCAATAAATCATATGTACAAAGAGCATTACAAGAGTTAATAGACTCATCTAAAGAGGCTGTAGCTATTCTTATAAATGACATTAAAAAACCACTAGATCCAGAGCTATCTGATGAAAAAAGAAGGAACGCAATCAAAGCAAAGAAAGAATGTTTTGTAGATGCTCAAGAAATATTAATAGGTATATCCAAATTAGAAGCACAACTTTCAAATAGTGATGCAGAGTTTAAAGAAGAAAAAGATTTTGAAAAAGGTTTTGCAGAGAAATGGGCTAAAAGATAATAATTATGCCAGTTCAATTAAATTCAAATAGTTTAGGTGAGGTAATAGAAATACAAGGTCTTAAAATACAGTTACCTAAAAAACCACCAAAGAAAAAAATATTATATTCAGATAAAAAAAAGAAAGAACAAAAGTGGATTAGGCAAGATATACCCAAGCAATTAAATAGAGAAAACGCATCAGATTATTATGAGTACATAGAAGAAGAGTTTAGAAGAAGAAGAGAGGGTCTTTGGTTTATGAATAATGGTATA